TCCATACCAAAAATTGTAGAATCTGTTTGTACTGTCGTAGCTTGCGCCCTGTTTGTATCAGAGGTGTCATCTGCCGCACTTCTAAAGAAATGATACTCAGCTTGTCCTTCAACAAGATTTATATTTGTTTCTTTTAGTTCCCAATAATGCAAACCTCTATTGCCCCATTCTTGAAACATTATGTTTAAAGAACGTCTAGCAGATTTTAGTCTGTATCCGTTGAGGTCTTGAACACCTAGTCGTTCATAAGCCTCTTCCATAATCTCATCGATATAGAAAGTCTTGTCGAACGTTGATGTTCCTGAAGAAGTATTTGGCATATGCTACTCCTTATTAATAATTTAATAGCCACTCACAAGTAACTGAAGCACTATCCCCACTAGTACAAGCAGGTAAAGTTGCATTTACATCACCTGTAAAGTTTGTAGCTTTGTTATTTTGAATACCACCTATTGAGCTGTAATCAAAATGACCATCTCCTTCAAGAGTTAGAAAAATAGGGTCTGTTCCTGAATTGTCCCAAGACAACCTCAATGCATCTACTTTTGCTGTTACTGAAACACTATACCAAATTTTATTTAAAGTTGCTGACACAGGTGAATCACCTGCTGCATTTGAATAATCTGATATGTCAAGAATTTTTGTTGTACTACCACTACTGTCTGAAACGTTGTTGTAATGAGTAATTACTTTTTTATTTCCTGAAAATAAAGCTGTGCTGCCTTCTTGATTTAATACTACGTCTGCCATTTTGTTTTTCTCCTACTAAAAGAATAGGGGGCATTACCCCCCTACTCAGAGTTTATTTATTACATTACTGAGTAATCTAGTTCTACTGTAAATCGTCCAGCTGAAGCATCACCATTCAATGTAGTTGTTGCAAACGCATATAAGTGTTTGCTAGCAACTGCTGCACTAATGTTTGGTGCAAATACATGAAAAGCCGCTGAATCAAAGTCAAGGTCAACTTCAGTTACTGAGTCTGTTGCAGAAATTCTTGGATTAATAGATGCAACACCTGCACCAACAATTTCAGTTCCAGAAGAAACAGCTGCATTAGTGGCTGTTCCAGAAGTTGCACTTAATGATAAACCTCCAACAAGAGTTGGACCACTAACAGTTGTAACAAGTACAGTTGCTTTGTGGATAAAGATTTTAGTAGCTGTTACTAATCCATCAGGTACATCAGTGTTTAAAGTTCCTAGTTCAACAAGAACATCGCCATCAGCATAAGCCGTACCTGTATCAGTAGCAGCAAGGGTGCCGACGAAAGTTTGTATTTTTCTTGTTCCTAGTGAAATTAGTTGTCCAGTTGAGTTAACTGAAAAACCAGTTTCCGTGATCACTCCAGTAGAAGCTGCTTTATTGATTACATTAAAGCCACCTTCTGATCTGACCGGACCGCTATAAGTTGTATTTCCCATAATTTTGTCTCCATTTCCGTTAATATAGTCCTGAGAAAGTCTACTGCATGAGTCTATACTAACTAAATTAAATATGCAGTGCGTCGAGTATACGCTTTTAAATATAAATGTGCAAATAAAAAGGGGCCCGAAGGCCCCTTTAAATTAGTTCTTTGCGCCTAACTATTAAGCACCTGGTGAACCAAACATACCACGCCAGTCAGAAAAGCCGAAGCTGTATCTTTCTCTAGCTTTGTATCTCATATTACCAGTATCGAAGTCGCCTTCCATAGCAGTTTTAATAGCTGCTCTGTTAAACATCTTCATTCCGTTAGGAACATCTGTTTTGATGAAAAATGCATCTGTATCTGAAAGGAAGTTGTTTACCACATATCCTTGCGGTAACATTCCTTTAGAAGACAATGCATTAATGTCATTATCAGCAGTTCCAACACGTTGGTTAGACTTTAAGATTCTTTCAGCTGTAAATTGTAGCTCAGAAGGAATGATTAATTTCAATCCTCTTGCAGCAATTTTTAAGCCTCTTTCATCTTTAAACGCAGCAATGTCAATCATCGCTTGCTCAAGTGAAGTTTCACTTAAGTCAGCTGATACTGCTAGCTCATTTGACAGATCGCCCGCTCCAATTGTTGGGTGGTCTGTAGCCATTAAAGCTTTACCATCACCACCAGGGTGATTTGTTGAATCAAAGCCATTATTTAAAATGTTAGCTGCTTTGATCTGCTTTGTGTTAGCCATAGATCTTGCTAGTGCTTTAGTGTAACGCTTAGCGATGCTATCATACAGGTTATCCTCAACAGCTTCTTCAGTAATAGAAAAAGCGAGAGCAACTGTCTCGTGAGTGTAACGTGAAGTGAAAGACTCGTTTGCGCTGTCAAAAGCAACTGCAGAACCTTCTTGTTTAACTTGTGCGTTTGCAAAACCACCAAGCATCACTTCTTCTTCAAAAGCTCTGTCAGAGTTTTCGACGTCAAAGATTTCTGAGTGTTGGTTTTCGTAGTTTTTGTACTCAAGTCCGAATAAAGCATTCAGACCTGGCTCTAGCTCTTTTGCTAGTTGTTGTCTTGATATAGCCATTTTTTATGTCCTCCTGCTATTATGCGTCACCACCAGTAGTCGTAAGGTAAAGATGTTCGTTAAATTTAACGACATAATTACAATTCGCACTAGCGATGTCATTGTTTTCTGGGTCCGCTGACGGTTTAATAATTCTCCATTGTGCAGTAGCACCAGAACCAGTAACTGACGATGCAGTTGTAGAAGTAGAAACACCACTAATGGAATTTCCAGCTACACCTAATGAATCGATGTTGTTACCTTGCGCTCCTTGCGCAAGTGTTCCTCCTGCTTGCACTTCAAACAGAGTATTAGGATCGTCAAAAACGAACGCTGTTATTGTTTCACCCGTAGCCACATTAGTCTGTGTATACGTGTTTTTAAAAGTTGGTTTTCCGGATGACGGGTCTTTAGAGACGAATACACCGTTTAAAACACCAAGATTTTTAGTGCTTGTAGCCGTTCCAGCAGTTATTACACCACTAGCCATACCGACAATCATACCTTGAAATAATGTCAAGTTAGCATCGTCAGCAATTTTGTATTCGGCAGTAGCCATGTTGTTTACATCACTACCTAATTTTCCCATCGCTCTGAAACCAAAAGGGGCATCTTTGTTTGCCATATTTGTTTCCTCCTTAAAGGGTTATTGTTAAATCGATGGTTGAAAAAGATTAGTCTTTTTTCGAGCCACCAAAAGTTACACGAGTTTGTCGATCTTGATTGATCGGCATACTTGGATGCTGTTCCTTTAAGACATCGTTTTCTAAAGCTTCATTACGATCTTGCGTCATTTGATTAAAGTACGCTTCACGTTGCTTTGCGAGCTCTTCGGGTATCCTTGCCAGCACAAGGCCACCAACACCTATCACTCCTGCGTATTTACCGTCATTGACTGTTGGATAATCATAGTCTGGATATTCATCGCTTCTTACGAGATCCCATCCAGATCTAATTTTGCCCGACATGTTTTTAGTGTCATCTTGACCCATGCTCTCGGCGCGTATCCATCTGTGTCTGTAACCGTCTGGCGCAGGCGGTGCATCTAGTGATGATGGAGGAGTCCAAACTTTAGGTCTTTCTTGTTTAACCCTGGTTTGACTCACGCGGGAAGTTTTTTTAGTTTTCTTTTCCATATGCTTATACCTCCTTCGCGGCTAATTGTTTCGCATATTCTTCTAGCGGCACACCTAATCTTTTAGAAATTGCTACCTGTGAAGGTGTGAGTTTCACAGTTTTTCTGCGTCCTTTTGCGGCCGGACGTTTGGCACTTGCTACATTCTGCACTGGTGCAGATGTTGTAGATTGTTCCACTGTATCAAATTTGTGTGGGAATTCAAGTCTTATTCTCTTATCTACTTCAGAATAATATTCCGCTGATTGTGGATCAAATCCTTCTTCTTCGACAAGCTTCCTGTGTATGTCAAATGCAGTGTAAGTCATTGCATTATCAGTACCAAACCACGTATTTCTACCTGCCCAATCTTCTGCTTTTGGATCAATTTGCTGTGCAGCTTGACTAATGTCTTGCTGGTTTGGCATGTTTTGAGCCATTTGAGCATAGTTTTCTTGTGGGTTTGATGCTTTTTGCATCTTCTGTTCTTGTCTTTGTTTAAGCTGACCAAGTCTAGCATTTTCCATAGAAAGGTGTGCTATTGCTTGTTGTGCTTCGACTTGTTTATCAATATCACCAGCATCGATTGCTTCTTTGTATGCAGCTTTTGCAGCAGCCATACCAGCAGTAACTTTGCCTTCTAACTCTTTTGTGTATTGACCACCAAGTTGATCGTATTGTTTCTTTTGAGTGTCAGCTTGTTGTTGAACACTTTGTGCGTATTGAATAGCTTCTTCTTTTTGCCTTTCAGCTTCACGCATCTTGCGTGTAAGTTTTGCTATTCTTTTGTTAACACCTTCTGAGTATTCGTTAAGTTCTTCTTTTTGAACATTAGCCTGCTCGTCAGATTCCGCAGGTGCGTTAGCGGGCTGATCTTTTGTTTCTTCAACATCAACTTGCTCCTCTTCTAATGATTGTTCTGGTGTAGGTGCGTCAAGATCAATCTCTTGTTCTTGCTCATCAGCTTCACCAACGTCTATTGTCTTTTCTTCGTCTTGCATAGTTAATCCTCCTATGATTACATTGCGTGCAAGATGTCTTCGGGATTATCTATTGTCCCTAGCACCTCGTCATCGTTTAACATTCTTATCTCACCACCATCAATCTCCATTCGCGATCCTGCATATCGTGCAAAGATCACCCAATCCTTCTCCGCGCACCACGGACCGGTAGGATACTTCTCTTTATCCTTGTAACATAAATCACCCATCTTTAACACATAACCAACTTGTGTAGCTACGCGCGCGCGATCTAATGTTTCCTGTGCTATAATGATTCCGCCTTCGGTTGTTTCTTTAACCTTAAATGGCATAACAAGTATACGCCACCCAGTAGGGTTTGGTAACTTTTCTAAACTTGTGGTTTTTTCTTCTTCGTGTTCCGCAATCTTTTTTGCGTCTTCTTCTGCGTTATATTTATCTTCTAATGCGTGTGACTTTGTCATCGTTTTCTGGCTCCTTAGGGTTTAGCAGGTTAGAGAGTTCCTGTTTAATTTGATCCAACGTATGGATCTTACCGAGAATATAGTTGTATTTCTCCATACTGTCAACACCACCGCCCATTAAAACTTGGCCGTTGTTGTTTATATCTTCGTCGAGTAATCTTTGTAGTTTATATATTACGTTTATTGGATCTATAACTTCTGACATATTTTTTATACTTATCTCCTAGTTTATGCCAAAACTCATCAAGAGGATTAGCTTTTTGTTTACAGCATTCCCCCGAACGTACTTTTTCTTCCGTGTGACAATCACACGTTTTATCTGCCCCCATGGAAGGCCCCCTTACTTTTTCTTGAAAATATCGTCTCCCTTGAGTCCGTATATACTAGCTACGACCCCGACAAAGAGGG